CATCATCACCTTCACCCGTGCCAGCACGGCCACGTACTTCGACTCTGCCGGCGTCCTGCAATCCGCAGCCATCGACGTCCCCCGCTTCGACTACGACCCCGACACGCTGGCGGCTCAGGGGCTGCTGATTGAGGAGGCGAGGACGAACAGCATCCGCAACAACACGATGGTGGGTGCGGTGGCTGGGACGCCGGGGACGTTGCCGACGAATTGGAGTGCGTCTACTTCGCTGACAGGGCTGACGCGAGAAATTGTTGGAACCGGCACTGAAAGTGGAATTACTTACATCGATGTTCGACTGAGCGGCACCCCAAGCGCGTCCGGTACTTATTTATTCTTAACCGAAACCGCCACTCAAGTTGCGGCCCTAAACGGGCAAACGTGGACAAACTCCGCTTACTTCAAACTGCAAGCGGGGTCTTTGACTGGTATCACATCAGTCCGTTTGTATTTCCAAGAAAACAACAGTGGCGGCAGTTATTTGGCAGAACAAAATATCGGAATTACCAACCCCACTTCCGCCGCGTTAAACACTCAGCGTGCATCCGTAATCAGAACTCTGAACCAAGCGACGACAGCATTTTTGCTGCCGGGATTTAACCTGCTACTGACCGGCGCAGCCATCGACATCACCCTACGCATCGGCCTGCCCCAGCTAGAACTCGGCGCGTTTGCCACCTCCGTCATCCCCACCACGACCACCGCGCTGACCCGTGCAGCCGATGTGGCTTCAGTGAATACGCTGAGCCCTTGGTATAACTCTACGAACGGCACTATTTACGCTGAATACCAAACAACATCCCCATCAGTGTCGCAAGTTGCTGTTGCTTTTGTGGATACAGGTAGTGGAACGACAAATAGAGCGACAGTCGGACAAACGGCAACTGCGTACAACGCCGCTACGGTTGATGGTGGTGTTGCTCAGGCAAGTCTTACACAAGGCACATCATCGACGTCTGTTGTAAAAAACGCATTTGCTTTTGCGGCGAATGACTTTGCGTTTACCGTGAACGGTGCAGCACCGTCTGTTGATGCCGCAGGCACGGTTTCGTCAGCTTTTACACAGATGTTGCTTGGTTCTCGTGGTGGCGCAACGCCGTTGAGCGGCTACCTCCGCCGCATCACCTACTACCCCCGCCGCCTGAGCAATGCCGAGTTGCAGACCATCACCGCTTAAGGAGAGCCCATGTACCACGATACCTTCCTGAAATTTAACGACAAAGCCGAGGCCAACGCGGCGCTGTTCACCGAGCAGACCAACGTGCAAGACGATGTGGTCAAGACAGTGCTGGTGCCCAAGTACGCGGCGGTGGATGTCATCGGCACGATCTACAAGCCCACGGGCAAGATGCTGACCACCGACGAGGGCGAAGTGCCTGAGATGGCCCCGGTCGAAGGCTGGCATGTAAACGTCAGGCACAACGCCGAAGCGCCTGAGTTGGCGGCCTATCAGGTGTTCCCGCAGAGCCCGGTGAGGGGTTGGGCATGATCGCGCAGGTGCTGAAGTCACGCACGGTCTGGTTTGCCATTGCGCTGGCGGTGCTTAGCGTGCTGCAAGGCTTCGTGCTGCAACTCCCCATCCCGCCTTGGGGCCATGCTATCGTTGGCAGCGTCATCGCGGCTGCCGTCGTCGTGCTGCGGGCTATCACCACGCAGCCGTTGTCGGGGAAGTAATGGTCAAGAAGGCCCACCAGGCCTGGAACTGCTGACATGCCTCAGATCCCGATCCTCAGCGGCATCTACACCGACAACGGCCCCGATCTGCGGGTGTCCTACCCGGTGAACCTCGTGCCGACGCCCGTGGCGTCCGGCATCAGCAATGGCTATCTGCGCCCGGCCGACGGGCTGGTGGCCAACGGTACGGGGCCTGGGATCGACCGAGGCGGCATCAACTGGAACGGCGTGTGCTACCGCGTCATGGGCACGAAGCTCGTGACGGTCAGCAGCACGGGCGTCGTCACGGTGCTGGGCGACGTTGGTGGCTCGGCCAGCGAGTTGGTCGTCATGGACTACTCGTTCGACCTGCTTGGCATTGTCTCTGGCAACAGACTGTGGTTCTGGAACCCGACCGCCTCGACGCTGACGCAGAACACGGCACTCGGCACCGTCATCGACGTGTGCTGGATCGACGGCTACTGGATGGCCACTGACGGCCAGTTCCTCGTCGTTACCGACATCCTGAACCCGCTGGTCGTGCTCCCGTTTAGCTACGACGCCTCGGAGGCCGACCCCGACCCGGTGAACGCGCTGATCCGACTGCGCAACGAGGTCTATGCGCTGAACCGGCACACCATCGAGGTGTTCGACAACATCGGCGGCGGCTTCTTCCCGTTCGCCACCGTGGCGGGTGCGCAGATCCAGAAGGGCGCCATCGGCGTGCAGGGGTCCTGCGTCTACTTGGAGCAGATCGCCTTCCTCGGCGGCGGCCGCAACGAGGCGCCAGGCATCTACCTGGGCGCCAACGCCACGGCCACGAAGATCAGCACGCAGGAGATCGATTACCTGCTGCTGAACTACACCGAGGCGCAGCTTGCGCTGGTGAAGCTGGAGGCACGCAACGACCGCAACCACCAGCACCTGTACGTCCACCTGCCCGACCGCACGGTGGTCTACGACGCGGCGGCCAGTCAGGCGATGGAGCAGCCGGTGTGGTTCACGCTGTCCAGCAGCATCGTCGGCTTCAGCCAGTACCGCGCTCGCAACTTCGTGTGGTGCTACGACAAGTGGCTGGTCGGCGATCCGCAGTCCACGAGCATCGGCTACACCGACCGCGACATCGGCTCTCACTGGGGCCAGAAGGTGCGTTGGGAGTTTGGCACGCTGATCGTCTACAACGAGTCCAACGGCGCCATCTTCAACGAGTTGGAACTGGTCACGCTGACGGGCCGGGTGCAGCCGCTGACTACTCCGGCCAACATCCTTGACATCCTCACGCCAAGTTTGGTGTTGGACTTCGTGAGTCAGACCTATCAGGTGGTCTACCCTTACGATGTCGTCATCGGCTACCCGCAGATCCAGACCAGCTACAGCCTGGACGGCATGGCGTGGTCGCAGCCGCAGTGGATCAGCGCCGGGGCTACTGGGGACCGCACCAAGCGCTTGGCGTGGCGTCGGCAGGGGTTCATGCGCAACTGGCGCGTGCAGCGCTTCCAGGGCGATTCTGACGCCCACATCTCGCCCGTCCGTCTGGAGGCCCAGCTTGAACCGCTGGCGTACTGACGATGGCCACGTCACAGCTCAAGCTCACCCGCGATCAACTTGCGTCCTTCCTGAAGGACCACGAGCAGATCCGCCAGTTCGAGCGACTGTTCGCTGACGTCCAGCAGCTTGAGCCAACGACGCTGCTGGATCTGGCCATCGCGGCCGGCAACGCTGACCAAAAGGCTGTCGAGGCGCTGGATGCTGTCTCGACGCTGGCCCAACAGGCAGCCATCGACAGTGGCAACGCTGACCAGAAAGCCGTTCAAGCGCTGGACTCGCTGAACCGCATCGCCAACGCGCTGGAGATGCTGGCCGCAGCCCCGGTCATCGAGAACAACAACTCGGTGGCCACGGACTACGTGGACCACAACATCAGCGCCCCGGTGCCGGAGGCAGTTCCTGGGCGGGTGTTCTGGTCCGACGACGACGCCACGCTGGACTTGCACCTGCTCGGCGGCGTGAACTATCAGTTCGGCCAGCAGCTTGATTTCCACCCGAAGAACACCTCGGGCGTGCAGATCAACAAAGGCATGGCCGTCATGGCCACCGGCGTGGTTGGCAGCAGCACCAAGATCGAGTGCGCTCGTGCGGTGGCCAACGGAACCGTGGCCGCGCAATACATGCTGGGCATCGCCACTCAGAACATCCCAAACAACCAGTTTGGCTACGTCGCGTGGTTCGGCAGCATCCGCGGCTTCAACACCACGGGCGCGAACAAGACGGTTCCCGAGGTGTGGGCCGATGGTGACATCCTGTACTTCGACCCGACGTACCCGGGCGAGTTGACCAAGACCCGTCCCGCAGCGCCAGCGCTCGACTTGCCGATTGCCATCATCACGAACGCGGCCAACAACGGCGCGATCTTCGTGCGGATGAAAACCGGCGAGTCAATGGATGAACTGCACGACGTGTCGGCCGCCAGCCCCAGCAGCGGCAACGTGCTGATCTACGACGCGGTGCAAGCTCGCTGGGAGGCCAACAGTCTGACGGCTGGGACCAACATCGCCATTACCCCAGCAGCCGGCGCGGTCACGATTGCCACCGCCGCTGCCATCACGGCCGACTTGACCAACAACACCGGCAACCTGATCGACAGCAGCGTGGGCCTGACCAATGGAGCTGGCGCGAATGCCGCCACGTTGACCAACTCGCCAGTCACCGGGAACCCAACCAAATGGGTTCCGATTGACGACAATGGCACCACGCGCTACATCCCTTGCTGGTAAGGACCGACCATGAGCGTCACCCCAACCGTTCTCGT